ATGGAGGCTGGCTGGAAGGGCCGCGCGGACAGCGTCCCGGAGTTCCCGGTGAAACTGTCGATCAACGTCTCCTGGAAGAAGAACCCGCGCATCGACGCCTCGAACGTCCTCAAGGGGATCGAAGATGCCCTGTTCGAGCAGGACCGCTGGATCCTGGACGTCCGCGTGATCATGTTCCCGAAGCAGAAGGAGGAGTCGGCGGTCGTGGAGGTGGGCTGGTGAACTGCATCGAAGGCTGCATCCAGACGTACCCGAAGGACGCCGCGCAAATAGCGGAGGCCCTGCGGGAAGGGCCGGTCATGTTCTCCTGGACGGATGGGTCTACCCAATACGACCTCTACATGGTGCCCGTCTCGTCCTTCAAGACCCGGTTCGAGGCGCCCGAGAAGATCCACCGGTGGTTCTCCTACGACCACGTCATCGTCGGCATCGAACGGAAGGGTTGCTTCTTCTTCGATCTCCTGAGCGGGACCCAGGCGTATTCCCCGGAATACGTCGCCGAGAAGCTCGGCCTCGACCCCATGGAGAAGGACAGCGCGGGCGTTGCCCACCTCTTCAACATGATCGTCGAAGCCGGAAAGAAGTTCGGCCGGAACATCGTGATTTAGGAGAAATATGGCCTGCCTCATCTCGAAGGACGGCAATATGGCCGTCTGCGGCGTCTCCCGCAGGAAGAATTATTACTTCGACAAGGGGTACCGCGGCGTCTGGTCCCAGCCGTCGCTCTGGTACGAACCGGCGCTGGCGAAGAACCTGAAGCGGAAGAAGTTCGCCCGGATCGACCTGTTCATCAAGAAGGCCAGGAAGAAGTTGGGATTCCGGCCCCTGTCCCAGGAAAGATGGTGGAAGACCGTCGCCCTTCCAGAAATCAAGGCGACCATGAAGTACGAACGCCAATGGAGGAAGAAGAAATGATCGGCATACCCTGCATCAGTGAGGCCAAAAGATGGAAAACCATAAAGTAGAGTTCATCGTGGTCCGCGCCAGCATAAGCGAGCTGACCTTCGCCAGGATCGACGCGACCGTCACCCGCGAGGAATTGACCCGGGAGGTCGTATTCCTGAAGGCCCTCCAAGGGGCGCTCACCCAATGGGCGGCCGGAACCTCGGAGGGCAAGGAGGCCTGGGAGGATTCATCTGAGGACTTCAACGTTGGGGACCTCTCCTACGAGATCGGCGACGAGAGCATGAAGCCCTACCTGGAGAAGGCTGGCATCGCGTACCTCAACATCGGGGTCGAGTGCCACGTCATCCGCACGTTGGCCTGGTCCTACGACACGGTCCTCATGGACCGGGAAACCCTCAAAGCCGAAAGGGGGGGGAGTGGTGGTCATAAAACTGAGAAGCAAGCGGTCCGGCCCGCACGTCCACGAGGACGTTTTTGTGGGGCCGGACAAGGACCACATGGGCCTGGCCGGGAGGCTCACGTTCAGCGTCGGGGAGTGGCAGCTCTTCGGGGCGGCGCTCAAGCTCGGCGCGTCGAAGACCGGTGGCCAGCTCGAAGTGGTGTTCGAGGGCGACCGCGAAGTGGTCGAGGGAAAGCCCGATGAAGGTTAAGTTCCTGATGATCGCGGAGATCGAAGTCGGGGACACCGCAAACCCAACCGAAGGCGCCCAGGCCAAGCTGGACGCCTTCCGCGAGTCGGTCGCGCCCAGCCAGAACTACGGGATCACGCTCTACCGCGTCCGCGCCGGAGACCCGGAGCTCGACAACGATCCGGACATCCTGCGGGACGGGACCGCCGTCAAGGATAGGTGAGATGGCCCAGACCCACGAGAACACCAACTGCCTGGCCGGCCTGAAGTGCCCGAAGTGCGGAAGCTTAGGGCCGCTCTGGATCCAGTGCAGCGTCGCGGTGGTCGTCCACGACGACGGGACCGACGAGGAATGCGCCCACGAGTGGGACGACAAGAGCGCCTGCTCCTGTAGGGACTGCAAACTCAACGGGAAGATCAAGGACTTCCGGGTCGAAGGTGCCGGGAAGTTCTGCCACGACCCAAGGCACGAGAAACCTTGCCCGCTTCCCTGCGAGGCGTGCAAGGAGGAGTGCGATCCGGAACTCTGGAAGACCGTGAAAGGAGAACAGAGATGAAGTGCGACATCTGCGGAATCAACCCCGCGACCATCAAGAACTACGTGGAGATCGGCGACACCATCCACAAGATGCCGGCCTGCGGCCCCTGCATGAGCCTGAACGGGAAGTCGGTGAACACGCTCATGAACTCCCGCCAGGACAGAAGGCTGCGGCTTCTCAAGAGGTGGTGGAGTCCCGACACCCGGGGCACGCTCCTGCCGAAGGCCTATCCTGCCGTGGAGTGGACCAAGGTCAGAATCTGATGAGAATCCCGCTCAACGACGACCAGCTCAAGACCGTCAAGCTGGCCCTCAGCACCCTGGCCACAGAGGACATCTCCAGGGAGAAGCCCGTGGCGGAAATTATGGAGCGCATCGAAAACTGCGAAAAAGAATTCAAGGACAAGGGTCTTCGGCAGTACGCGAAGGCCGCCCAGAAACGTCAGCGAGACGGCGAGATCGAGATCGACGACGACGCCGTCGTCTCCAAGGGAGAGGACGCGGGCGCTTACGTCGGGGCCTGGCTCTGGGTCGGAGACGACGAGCTGGAAGAGAAGGAGGACGAGGAAGCCTGTCGGGAATGCGGCAAGAAGTACGCAACCTGCGGAGACGGGTACGACGGGATGTGTCCGGACTGCGCGGACAAGGCGGAGGACAAGAAATGATCGCCATCCCCTGCGTGATCTACATCGACGGAATCCACAAGCCGGAGGACGCCTGCGCCCTCCGCAGGATGCTCGACCGGAATCCCGTCATGGTCAATGGGCCCGCCCTGAAGGGCGAGCTCCTGCCCGACATGGGCCGGGAACCCTACCCCGTCGGGAACTACGAGACGGTTCCGGGCCCCAAATGCTACAACGTGAGGGTCCACCTGAACCACTACGACCCCAAGGAGGTGGAGCCGGACGACGCCAAGCCGGGAGAGTACCCGACGTCGGTGTACGCCACCAACTCGTTCGAGGCCCAGGAACTCGCGCTCGACCGATTCCACGAGACCCACGCCATCGGGAACCTCGACAACGCGGAGGTGACCACAGGCGTCATCTGGCCCGAGGACTGCCAGCACAACTGGCAGATCTTCGAGAATCAGGCCGTGGAGAAATGCACGGTCTGCATGAAATGCGGAAGCATCAAACCGGAGGAGAAATGAAGCTGATCGACACGGTCAAGGCCACGATCAAGCAAGACACTCCGACCGAGGAGGTCGAAGAGGCCGCCCGGTGGCTGTGGGACGAGTTCCGGTTCCGGAAGGGCCGCCAGGACCAGATGGCGGCGATGGAGTTTAGGCCCGGTCAGAAGGTGGAGTTCACTGGGAAGAGCTCCAGGAAACTGCCCCACGGAGCGATCGGGGTGGTCGAGAAGGTCAACACGAAGAGCATCTCCGTGAGCTTCGGGAGATACTTGATGTGGAAGGTCAACGCCACCTTCCTCAAGCCGGCCGCGAAGGACGCGAAGGTTATCCCGTTCCTGGCGAAGGAGGCGTGAAGGTGAAGAAGAAAACTCTAACCAACGGCGACGTGGCCACGGCTGTCGAATACAGCCTCCTGATGGGAATGACCGAAAAGAAGCACAAGGCGGCCCTCAAGAAGCTCCATATTTCGGAGAGGCAGCTCTGGGAGGCCACGGGGTGCCTCTTGATGTTCTGCGCCAAGAAAGGGAGACGCGGGCTCTCGGAGTTCAGCGCTCCGGTGGTCACGCTTCGACCCAAGTGAAGATCGTGGGGCGCCCGGAAGGCGGCATACGGCCGGGGATTCGTTTACAACGATAATCACCCGCCCAATAACCCGCCGGAAGGGCGCCCCGCCCATTATCCCGAGACACGTGGACCTCGGACGAAGGGGCGGTTCGACTCCGCATCGTTGGCCGAGGCCCGGTGGGACGGGAGCTGGGTTCGACTCCCAGGCAGTGGCTCCGGTGAGCCGAATGGCCCGGCTGGCCCGGCCGTTAACGCCGCGGCGGAATCTGCGGCAGGGGCATATTTTCCTTGAAGACCGGAAGATCGCGGGGTACACTTCAGGCATACGGAGGCTCGAATGACATAGGAAGCACGGCACTTCTTCACGGTGGTCCGCACGGACCTTTCCGTGGCACAACAGCTCGTCCAGTCCATCCACGCGGCCCACGAGGCCGGCATCCGCTTCGGAGATCCCAACAACGTCGCCTCGGTCGTCGTCTGCCGCGTCTCCAGCGAGGAAGAGCTTCTCAAGACGAAAGAGCGGCTCGACTCCAGGGAGATCCGGAGCTACCTCTTCCACGAACCGGACATCGGAGGCCAGGCGACCGCTCTGGCCACAGAGCCCGTCTCGGGATCCAAAAGAAAGGTCCTGTCCAAGTATCCGCTCTGGGAACTTCAGGAGGCGTGACATGAGAGACACGTAGAGCCGCGGGCCCCCGTAGGCCATCGGCGCTTCTTCCTTTCCGGGGAGGTAGTGTAACGTCAGCACGGCGGCCAGCCTCGTTGGGGGAGCCGCGGGAGGTGGTTCAACTCCATCCCTCCCCGCCATTTACAAGGAGAACACGGTGGACATAAAGACGGCGATCAGGGCCCTGCGAGACCGCGTCAAGAATCTGGCCTCACGGCAGAGGCCGCTCAAGCTGGCACGGAAGACGACCCTTCCGGTACTCGATCGCGCGCTCGCGCTCAAGCGGGCCGGGATGGATCCGGCCGCGGAATTCTGGAAGGTCGCGTGGGAGGTGATCGAGAGGCGCGCCCAGATCACGGCGTGCCTCAACCTCATGCACGAGCTCAAGGGCTCGGAGCACCGCCACAACCCCGGGGAGAAGTGGGTTTACGACAAGTACGACAAGAAGCTCCGGGCGGAATTCCTCGCCGAGGTCAAAGCCTGAAATCTGACGCTCCCGTCGCCCATATTGGCTTGGGCAGCTCTCCCTAAAAGAGCGTATGTGGGTCCGATTCCCACCGGGAGCGCCTAGTCTCGTGGACCCCCCCCTTTTTTGCCTTCGCACCAAGGTTCTGCTATACTTTTATCGTGCCCATCAGCGAGGACCGAATCAAGAGGCGCCTGGCCATCCGGGAACAGCAGGCCGCGGACAAGGACTTCCTCGCCGTGAAGCTCCGGGAGAAGATCAAGGCCGGCTACATCCCCCAGACCAGAGAGGAATTGGCTGGAGTTCTGCGGATCGTGTCCGAGCACGCCAAGCACGTCGGATACGCCGAAGAGTGCAAAGAGATCCTAGAGAAGCTGTCGGAGGGACAACCCATGATGGAGAAGTACGGCGTCGAGTGTAAGGGTGACCACGGGATCACGAAGCCGCATATGGAAAAGAAGGCAAGCGGCGAGGTCGTCTGCCGCCACTGCGGGGCCCGGTTCGCCGACGTCCAGGTGAAGGACGGGATGTCCGTGGAGGACAAGAAGGCCCAGGCCGCCCCGAAGGACACGATCGAGAAGATGCTCGGAATCTAGGAGGCACCATGGCCGCCGAATCCCTGGAGAACCTCGTCGCCGCCTTCATGGCCAAGGCTGGCGCCATCGACAACCCCCAGGACCTGCTCAAGGGGTTCGTCGCCTTCCTCAAGGAACGAGGGCAGTTCCTCGAGCCCGGAGACATGGCGAAGCAGTTCGTCGAGACGCGGACCGTCCTCGACAAGAACAAGGTCCAGATCGCGATCTCGAAATGCCTGGTCTGCGGGGCGGAAACCTACGAGGTGGCCAAGACGGAAGCCTAGACCTGGGTCTGGATCTCGGCCTCGAACGTCGACCTCCCCAGCTTCCTCTTCATCTTCCGGCAGGCGGTGTACTCGATCTGCGCCACGCGGGTCTTGGAGTACCCCGTGCCGCGGCTGACCGCGTCCATCGAGAAGGGCGGGCGCGAGGCGAGCTTGCAGATCGAGACGTGGAAGAACTCCCCGTCGTCCTGCCCGGAGTCCTTGATCTTGAAGGGGCACGCGCCGAACCTCTTCCACTTCTTGGCGATCTCCATCGCCATCATGAGGTTCTTGAAGTCTGGGGGAACCTCGAGCGCGCAGAGAAGGTCTTCCGGGGACCTGAAGAAGGAGCAGGCTTTGCGGCCGACGCAGGGCGTGATCAACCGGATGGCCATGGCTCGCCCTCCTTACTTCAGGCCGACGTCTTCTTCGGTTCCTCGATGGCGGCTCCGTAAGCCAATCCCGGGATGGGGTTCCAGCCCTTGAGGTCGGACTTCCAGCCCTCGGCGACTCCCTTCGTGATGACGTCCTTCAGGCGGCGGTACGAGAGGCCCGCAATCCAGTCTTTCCGGGCCATGGGTGTCAGTTCGACACCTTTGAGGATCGGGCGGAACTTCACCGGGTTGGGGTTTGCTATCACCTGGTCCCGGCCCATCTCCTTGAGCGTGGCGATGTCCTCGTCCGTGAGGATCTTCTCGGCTCCTCCGAGGCGGTCGACCTCTTCCATGAGCATGGCGTTGCGGGCCAGATCGAGCGACACCGGGACGGCCCCTTTGCGGTTCTCGGCCCGGACCACGTTGATGGGCACGATGTCGCCCTCGACGAAGTCCGTCCTCTGGCCGGAGTCCGTCACGAGGGCCGTGTCGGTGACGGACCGGACCACCGTCTCGATGTGCTTCTTCCGGACCTTCCCGCCGAAGATCCCGAAGATCTCGTCGACGAGATACTTCCGGGTGTGGTCGATCCCCTTGGTTTCGAGGAGGTCCCTGGGGTCCACGAGGCCCTGGGAGAGCCGGTCCCCGGGGTTCACCCTGGCGCCGGCCTTCACCGTGGGCTCGAAGGCCGTGAAGTGGGTCTTGCCGTCGAGGCGGACGTCCCACCCGCCGGGCGCCTTCTGGACCGACTCGACGATCCCGCCCTCCCTGGCCACGAGGGCCTTCTGGTCGACCTTCTCTGGCATCTCGAGAAGGGTTTTCAGCTTTTGGAATCCGGTCATCGTGGCCACGGGGGCGGCGCCAGACTCCGTGGTGCGCGCCTGGCCCGCGAGGCCCTGGACGTGCTTGGAACCCAGGATGAGTTGGGTCATCGGCTCGCCGATCGCCTGGGCGGCGGTCACCCCGATGAACGCGCCGGGCCTCGGCTGCCGGCCCCGCTCGTCGAGCCCGTAGGACCACAGATAGGTCCCCTGGGGATGGGTCGACATGAGCGGGCTCCCGAGCTCTACCGTCTTCTTCCCGGCCGCCTTGAGGCGGTTCCGGAGCTGGGCGTCGAAGAGGTCCCCGCGGCGGGCGAGACCCGGATACTCCGCCATGACGTACCGGCCGATCGACTCCCGGTCGTCTACCGAGAACTCGAGGCCCCGCTCCTCGGCGGGAGGGGCTCCCGGGGCGATCCGGTTCTCGATCGAGGTCTGGACCATGGACTTCGTGAGGGCTCCGGGTTCGGCCGTCGAGAGCTTCGTCTCGACCGCCCCCTTCCGGGATCCGTAGTTGGCCACCCAGAAGTCCGGAGGGGTCATCCCGTGGGCGTATCCCGTCCTGATCGGGTAGGGGTGGATCTTCCCGCGGACGTCCTCCACGAGGACCGGCGCCGTGAGCATCTGGGCCGCCTGGTCGATGTTCCCGCGGCCCCCGGAGGTGACCATCTGCCCGAGGGAGGTGTTCCTGTCGGCGAAGTCCTTCGAGGTGAGGACCTTGAGGTCGTCGTAGGCCTTGGAGTAGATCTGGACGACCTTCCGGTCGAGCTCCTTCCTGTTCTTGGTGGTCCTCGTGGCCTCGGCCGCCTGGGAGTCGTACTTCGACATCACCTCGTCCACGCGGGCCTTCGGGATGTGGAGGTCGTCGATCCCCACCGAAAGACCCGACAGGAAGGCGTATTCGTTGCCGACGTCCTTGAGGGTGTCCACCACGGGGGCGAGGGCCCTCGGGTTCTCCCGGGCGATCGCCCCGACGATCTCGGAGGCCTTCTTCGAGTCGATCACCAGGTCCGGCCGGCGCAACTTCTCGGGCAGGGTCTTGTTGACGAGGACGCGGCCCACGGTGGTCTCGACCCCGCCCACCTGGACGACGTCGGTCTCGGAGATCTCCCCCTTGTGGAAGGCCATGACCGCCTCGATCTCCGAGACGTAGGTCTTGGACGTCTTCTTCCCCGCGCTCGTCAGCCGGTAGAGCCCCACCAGGGACTCGTGGCGAGGAACGGTCAGGACCTTCTCCGAGGTCGAGAGCGGCATCGTGGAGGGCATCATCTCCTGCGCTTCCCGCACCGCCTCGTCGGTCACCGGGACGTGGATGCCGACGGTGTCTTGGACGACCAGGCCGTCCGCGGTGCAGAAAGTCCAGGCGCCGGGTACGGTGATGTCGTACATCACCATCTTCTCGCCGGTGTCCTCGGCGGACACGATCAGGTCCCATGCGATGGATTCGTCCTGAACCCAGTCCACCCAGCGCTCTGGGAGCTCGAGGCACGCCTCGACGGGAAGCGCCGCCAGGATCGCCCTGGCCTGGAAACGGGTGATGTATCCGCACGAAGAACGCCTGACTTCCGAGTAGAGGCTCTGCGCGCCCTTGTCCCGCTCAGTCACGCGCCTGAACTTCTTCGTCGCCGTAGTGTGGCGGCCCAGGAGCCTGGTGACGGATTCCCGGACCGAGGGCGGGAACGGAACCTTGTCGTCGCGGTTCGGGCCGATATCGGTCGCCGCGAGGCGGTCTAGGGCGGCCTGTTTCTGGGGGCTTTCCAGCCTAAGCCAGGGAAGCGCCTTCTTCACCTGGGGCGACGAGAACGTGACGATGTGGTTGGCCTTGTCGCGCCGGCGGTAGCTGGACAGCCCCGACTGGATGCCCAAGGACATCGCCAGCCCGCGGACGCCGAGGGCAAGGTCGTGGCTGATCGTGGTAAACGAGAGGCTGAATTGGGACTTCTTCGTGGTGGTTCCCCTGGACCAGCAGGCGCAGCCGTCCGTGTCCATCAGGCCGCAGAAGAGACCGCGGCGGAACGCGAGCGGGGCTCCCAAGACAAAGCCAGGAAGGCGCTTGTTTTCGGCGAGATGACCGCAGGTTTCCCTCAACCAGGCCGCAAAACCGTGGCAGGAATTCACGGCCTTCGCGCTCGCGCAGCCCTTTCCCTCAAATGTGTGCGGATGGGAACTTGTTCCAATAGGGTAGTCCGTGATCCTTGCGAGCTCGGAAGCCCACCGTTGAATGACAGGGTGGTCCTCTCTAGCACCAGCTAGAATGACCTGATAAAGATTGCTCCGCTCGCTCGTCCATCCGTCTCCGATGAACGCGCCCAAGAGCCATCCGAAACCTGCATCTAGGGGAGTCTTAGACTCAACGCGCCTGGATGGCCTCCACAATAAGTCGCCGACAATCTCAATCGAGGAAACCACGGGCTTCTCGTCTATGGATCGGTCGCCGTTGAAGATGGGGGCGCAACGGCCGACGGAATCGGTGGGCCTGGACTTCTCGCACTCGAGCGTGTCCGGGTTAAACGTGTAGAGCGAGTGGTCCTGGGAAACGATGAGTTCCCGGCGGCGGCGCGTCTTGACGATCCACTTCCCGCAGTCCGGGTGGATCGACCACTTGGTGACCGGCATGAGACGGATCGTCCGGCCGTCGAAAGCCGGAATGAGGACACCGGGTGGGACATCGTACTCGATATTTTTGCCCTTCTGGATCCCCGACTCCGCGATGTGAGGGAAGCCGGCGATGTGGACGCGAGAGGCGCCGCTATTTTGGTGGATGAAAAGTTCACAAAAATTACTATCGCCATCGAAGTCGGCCCCGAGGCCCACTGTCACCATCTGGTTCAGGTGAACGGACTTGTCGGGCACCAAAGTCGGCTTGAGGGCGATGATCCCGTGCTTGTGGAGCGTGGGGGCCCGGTTGACGATGACGGGCCGCTCGGCCATGGCCCGGCCGAGGGCGTCCTTCGCGATCATGGTGCGGTCGGCGATGTGCCTCTCGGCCTCGAGGGGGGCCATGCCCCGCTCGACCATCTTCCGGACCGCGAAGGGCTTGAAGATCACCCAGGCCATGTCCTCCGGGATCCCGACCTCGTCCATCCCGAGGGTCGGGTCGCCGGAGATGGCCGCCCGCCCGGAGAGTTCCTGCTGCTTGCGGATGACCCGGCTCTGGAAGTAGGAACCCTTGGGATATTCCCCGGTGACGATGTCGAGGATCCCCCGGTAGTGCTCCGAGGAGACCGGATCGCCTGTCCCAGCGATCGCCTTGACCGCCTGGTAGAGGTCGGCGCGCTGCTCCCGGAGGTGCTCCTCAGGGAGCACTTTAGACAAGTCGGCGAGCTGGTTCTTGATGGCGACCAGGTCCCGGTACAGGTAGTTCACGTCGGAGACGTTGAGCGTCCCGTCAGGGAGGGGGTACACGGGGCGGTAGATCGGCGGCAGGACGGGGACCTTCTTGATAAAGAGGTCGTCGGTTGAGATCTGGTTGGTCCTGAGGTTCGACAGGAACCGGATCGCGCGGTTGAAGTGGTTGAGGTCGCTTCCCTTGGCGATCCTGGCCTGCCTCTTGAGTTCCTGGATCGCCTTCGGGATGTCGATCTGTCCGAGCATCCTCCGGAGCGCCGCGGGTCCCGTGAGTCCGCCCTGCTCTTTCGGGGTGGGTTTCGCGAAGGCGTCGACCGAGACGCGCTCCTCGATGATGTCGTCGTACTCTCTCTGCGTGAGGCCCATGACGCCGCGGATGGCCGGCTCGAACACCGGGTTCGGGACCTCGTAGGGGAGGTCCACGTGGGCCCACCTCTGGCCCGTGAGCCCCCCGGTCACCTCCTCGTCGAAGAGGCCGCCCTTCTCGGGCTTGAGGTTCTTCCCGAGGAGCATCCGGGAGCTCGAGATGGCCCCGGCGGACATCCCCTCCGTCTGGTCGTCCGTGAGGGGCTTGAGCTGGAACTGCGTCCCGCGCCGCTCGACGTTGATCCCGGCGCCCTTGAGGAGCGCGACGAACTTGTCGAAAGCGAAGGTCGACGTCGGCGGCGGCAGGGGCTCGTTCATCTGGAGCGCCCGCCAGAACTCGTCGTTCTTCCCCGCCTTGTAGTTGGTGAAGTCCCTGAGGTTGTAGAGGGCGCCGTGGCTAAGGAGCGCCGACTGCTCCATATGCCCGATCGCCTGGGCCCCCTCGCCGCTCTTGGCCGGCCGGAGGTCCGCGGTGTAGGCGCCGGACGGCTCCCGGGCGTTGAACTTCTCCTTGGCGGCGTGCTCCAGCTTCATCAGGAACTGGTTGCCGACGGTCACCTGGCCCAAGGACCTCCCGGAGACCGGATCTATGACCTCCTCGGTTTCGGAGAGTCCGGCCTTCTTGAGGTCCCCGCGGATCCTCTCGCGGAGATCTCCAGGCTCGAAGTTGTCGACGACGTAGGGCTTCCCGGTCTTCACGGCGATCTTCCCGGCGAGCGCCTCGTAGATCTGCGCCGGATTCATCCGCGACGGGAGGCCGATGGGGTTGAGGAGAAGCTCGAGCGTCCGGCCGTCCTTCGTGCGGGGCATCTCCTCGTCCGGGACGACCCTGGAGACGAGCCCTTTGGCGGCGTACCGGGAGACGACCTTGTCGCCAGTCTGGAGCGGCTCCTCGGTCTTCACCAGGACCTTCGCCCGCCCTCCGGCCGTCCTCTGGACGTGCGTGACGACGCCGTTGAAGGGTTCCTCCCACGTCTGGGAGGCGTCCGAGTACGGGCGGACCAGGTTCCGGGAGATCTTGCCGAGGACCACGTCCTCCGGGGTGATGTTCTTCTTGGCAAGGTACACGACCAGGGGATCTCCAGACCGGACGGTGGTCCCGATCTTAACCACGCCGTCGTCGTCGAGCTTCGCGAGCTGCTCCGCCGTGAAACGGTTCGGGAAGTAGGCGGCGTACCGGTCCCGCCCCGAGAGCCCCTCGGGGGAATCCCGGTGGTCGACCTTGTAGAGATGCTCCGAGGTCATCTTCTTGGCGGCCGACTCGGACATGACGATCGAGTCCTCGTAGGACCACCCGCGGTAGGGGACCCATCCCATGAGGAGGTTCTTCCCAATGGCGAGGTCGCCGTCTTTGGTGAAGTTGGAGTCAGCGAGGACGTCTCCCTTCTTCACCTTGTCGCCGACGCCGACCTTGGACTTTGACGTGATGAAGCTCCTGGAGTTCAGCGGGAAGTCCTTGTAGAGGTTGACCTTGTGGGACTTCCCGGCCCCGTCCCGGACGGTGATCTGGCGATCGGCCACCTCGTCCACTGTCCCGTCGACCGGGGATTTCGTCGCCGCGAGCCCCCCAACGATCCTCTCGAAGGTCTCGTCGAGCGCCTTCTTGGGTGTGGAAGCAGACCGCACCAGCGGCGGCTCCGGATTTATCACGGACACGGCCTGGTCGTACATCTTCGAGGCCATGAGTCCCCGCCCGCCGTGCATGGCGTTCACGAACGGGACCAGGTTCGTCGAGAAGTCGAAGAGGTCCTGGGGGCGCTCGACTATGAGGTCGACCTCGGCCGGCGAGACGGTCAGGACCTTCCCGCGGTGCATGACCCGGATCGAGGGGTCGACGGGAACGAACCGGCCCGAGGGTTCGCGCTTATACTCGTTGGGGAAGGCGATCCTCTTGTTGTAGACGTCCGGATGCCCCAAGGTGACGTGCTTCTGGGTCTTCGGGTCCCAGAAGGTCCTCAGGATGACCCCGTCCCCCTTTTTTGCCCCGACGGTGATGTGCATGACGGCGCCAATATCTCCGCCCTCGGGGCTATGGAGCGGATCAATCGTCCCCATCATCGACGGGTCCACGCCCCGCTCCACGTTCGTCACGGCCCTCTTGTTCCCGATGGACCCCTCCCCGAAGACCGTCGTGCGGGTGTGCCCGGAGAGGAAGTTGATGGGGTTGGACTGGGTCGGGTAGTTCGAGAGCTGGGATCGGTTGAAGAAGGACGTGACGACGTCGGACAGCTTGTCGGGCTGGATGATGTCCCGGATAGCGGTCTTCTCCCGCATCCGCTGCTTGATCCTGCCCTGGAGGAGCGGCGTGGTCTTCTCGATCCGCTCCACGAGGATGTCGTCGAAGGTCCGGAACTCCTTGAAGCGGGAGTTGTCGATGTCGGGCTCCTCCTCGCCGGAGAGGACCCCCTGGAGGTTACCGAGGGCGTCGAGGACGAGCCCCTTGTCGAACTTCTTGTACTCCTTGCCGTACTTGAGCCTGGGGACGTCCGGTCCCATAGGGAGCGCGTAGAGGACCTCCCGGATCCGGTTGGCGTTCGTGGCGGGCTCCCCGGGGAGGCCCTTCTCTCCCGTCACGACGGTCCGGATCTTGGCGAGATCCTTCCTGAGGTCGGCATCGGCCTTCATCTTGTCCAGATGTTCCTGGCCGAGCTTCTCCGAGATCTCCTCGTCGGTCAGACCGAGCGCGTTGAGGTACGAGTACAGGGGAACGGTCTTCCCGTCGAGAAAGGCCGTCCACTTCTTCTCGGCGGGGTCGTAGTCCATCGAGAAGTTCCGCTTGGAATACCCGATGGGGAACTTGAAGTGGGCGGAAGTCTCGCTCGGGACAGACTTCACGTAGACGCCGGACTTCAGGCGGAGCTGGTTGGCGACCTGGAACTCTTCTCCGCCCACGATAAAGCTCTGCCTCGGAGTGATCTTCGGGATCTCCATGAGGCGGATCTTCTTCGCCCGGTCGATCTCCTTCCCGGAAGCGGGGTCCACGAGGGAGATGTCGGCGTACACGGGGATGGCCCAGCTCCTCATGTTGAGCTTGGCGTCGAGCTGGCCCTGGAAGTCCTGCGGATCCAGGTTGTCGTCGGCCCAGACCCTGTTCACTTTGAGGGTCTTGATGCCGGTCACGCCGAGGGACTTCCGCAAGGTCGTCGTCAGGCGGCCTTTGAGGCTCTCGTAGATTTCCCCGGCGTCGATCATCGGAGGTTACACCCGGCTCGGGGATGGCGTCTTTCCCGGATTCCTGGTTGGAGGCCTCTGGTCCGGATTCGGCCGCGTGTCGATCCCCTGGAGCTCCATCAACTTCTGCTGCACGATGGCGTGGAGGCTCTGATCCCGGAGCTGAAGGTCCATGAGCATCTTCTCCCGATCGGCCTCCCCCGCCTGCATGAGGGTCGAGGCGAACTGCCCGGCCCACATATCCGGGTTGAGGGCCGGCTGGCCCGCCTGGGAGACGCCCGGCTTGTTGGGCTCCTTCCCGAGGATCCCTTTGGGCGTGAACTGCCCTCCCTGGGGCTGCTGGACCTGCGTCTGCATCATCATGGCGTTGATCTGCTCGGGGCTGTAGCCCATCGCCTGGTACTCCGCCATGAGGTTCTTCTGGGCCTTGGCCATCTCCATCTGGGCCTTCTGCTGATACTGCATCTGGACCAGCATGGCCTCGCCCTCGGCCTCTGCCTGCTTCTTGGCCATGGCGATCTGGATCTTGGAGCGCTTCTCGACCTCTTCCTGCATCTTCTCGTACTCTTTGGCCATGACGTGGCCGACTTCCGAGATGAACGTGTCGTCGGAGACCTTCCCCTGGACGTTCGCCTGCATGAGGAGGCTCTTCTGCTGGATGTCGTCCACCCACCGGAGGCGGGTCATCGAGACGTCGACCTTCCGCAGCTTCGTCGCGACGGACACCTTCTCGATGACGAACCGGACCAGGGTCTTGAGGCCCCGGACGTGGTTCATGAAGAAGTTCTCCAGCATCCGGAAGGTGACGCTGGAGCCGCTCCAGGACGCGCCCCCGAGGAGGAATTCCCTGGGAACCTGGAGGCCGACGATCATGGTCTCCTGGAGGAAGCGCATCTCGTCGATGACCGAGAGCGCACGAGCATCCCCGCCGATCTGCTGGAACCCCGTGGGAATCGGGAAGGTCGCGATGTAGTTGGGGTCCCGGCGCCACTTCTTAATGGCGTTCTCGACCTCCTGGCGCCACTTGGCCATCGCGAGGTGACCGTGCGGGTCCAGGTTCGCCTGGGGCAGCGGATACAGCATCCAGAGGGGAAGGATGTGCTGCTGGAGCAGGGCTTCGCGGGCCTTGAGAAGGAGCTGGAAGTAGAACTTGCTCTTGAGGAGAGGCACGATGAGCGGCATCCCCCAGCCGTTGTCGAAGTAGCTGAAGCTGGGCCGGCGGATGTGGATCAGGTTCGCCGTGTCGAGCTCCACCCGGGCGCCCTCCTTGGCGGCCATGATGAAGCTCATCGGGGTCTCTTCGAGGACCTTCCGGCGGCCGGCCCAGATCTGCCGCTTGAACTGGTTGGGGATGTTGTAGTAGTACGTCGAGTTCCCGGATATGGGGTTGAACTCGATGTCGATGTTCGCGGGGTCCCACCGGACGATGTTCATACCCTGGGTGGTCCGCGTCATGGGCTTGTCGACGACGTTGAAGGGGATCAGCTCGTCCGGAGAGCAGGACTTGCACTTGGACAGGAAGCGGAAGTCCTGGAGCCTGAAATGAAACTTCATCGACCGGATGGGGGACTGTTTCTTGCAGTGGGGACAGACCAGGAAGCGGATGAAGGGGACGTAGAAGCTGGCGATGTAGTTCCCGTAGCAGTTCCCCGTGAGAACGCCATTGTCGATCGTGAAAGTATGCGTCTGCTCCTCAACGCAACAGAAAACCTCGTCGACAATCCCCGTCTCGCGGACATCCACCACCCGGACGTGGCGCCCGTAGTTGGTGGGCTTGAAGTTTTCCTCGAAACGAGCCCTGTGATGAGACAGCAGAAAATCCTGGGGCAGCAGGTATTGCCTGTACAGGGAAAGGTAATGCTGGACCCCATCGCCGTATGACGTTTGCGCGAAGTGGCCCCTGACAACCCCGGCAATCATCCCGATTCGGGGAAGCTGGGCCTCGATAGCCCTCAAGGGTGCCTCGGCCCTTTGTGTCAGCACGGCGTATCCAGCGACGTCCACCGATCCGTCGGCCGCAAGGAACCCACAGACGAAGCCATACCAATAACTGGCTGAGGATTCGTTCTTGGGGATCGACTTGTAGTGCGGCGGGAGTCCGTGGATAAACATCACGCCGGGCTGGGATTCGTACGGCGCCGACCCGTGGCCCTCGAAATACTTAATCATCTCGAGGTCTTTTTTGCCGAAGAACGCGGCACGCGACTGTTTCCCGTCGTTGTAAAGGGTTCCATCGCCGTAGACAAATCCGTGCCGAACACCCTCCAGGAAATCTTCGTTCTGCTCGGGACGTGGGGCAACATTCCTGATCAAGGTCAGACCTTGGATGTCGGTGGTTGGCCTCGTTATTATGTTGCCAGTCGTTGTCAGGATGGGCCATTGGTGCTCTTTTGTCGCCAGGACGGTCCGGCCGTCGCTGAATTCGACCTCAAGAAGCTCTTGGCGTCCGAACGACTTGAACATGGCCGGGCGGTACACTCCGTCCCTGGAAAGGACGTCCGCGGTTTTCCCCGCCAGGTCGCGGAGTCGGAACACCCCATCCCTGGTTATGGCCCTCACGTCACCGTGGAAGCAATAATAGTCCAGCCCGGCCTCCTCGAGGCGCGTTCGAATCGAGAGGTCGACTTCCAGGATCCGTGTCCAGCGGTCCCTCAGATCGCCGTCTTTCGTGTCGTAGATGAAGTCCGTGATGGGGAACTGAGCCAGCTTGTAGACCGTCGCGGAGATGATCTCGTCGGAGAAGGCGTAGAGCTGGCAAAATTTAAAGAGATCCTTGAGACGCGGAGGGATGAATAAGCTCGCGATGTCAAAGAAAAGTTATTCCATCGCTCGAAGCCCCCCCTCTATGCGAGGAGGGGCCTCGTACTTGGCGACGGATAGCGAAGTCCCGCTTTCAGGCCAGTGTCTGCGGCCCTCGGATCCGCGAGTGGATCAGCCATTGTTCACCTCGCGGCCGGCGGGACAACGCATCCGTCGCTTAGCGCGCACCTCGTTAGATGGCGACATATACGTGCCCATGTGCAATCCGCCATATCGTGGACTGAGTCACGCCGAATTCTCCTGCCATCTGGAGCTGGGTGGCGTTCCTGCCCCAATAGCGTCTCCGGATTTCGGCGGCCTGCTTGTTGGTGAACTTCGCCTTCGTTCCCTCCTCGCCGCGCAGGATGCGGCCGTTGAACTGAATAAATTTCGAGCGGCCCTTAGAGATCATGTCCTGGGTATTATCCTTCATCGTTCCAAGTCGGAGGTGTTCGGGGTTTACGCATTTTGGGTTATCGCACTTGTGAAGAATGCACATCCCTTTCTTGACGGGGCCGTAATGGATCAGGTACGAGAACCTGTGCGGAAGAAGGCATTGGCCGAGCACGCGGAACTGTCCGTAGTTTCTGTTGTTGCGGCAACCACCCCAAACCCAGCACGAGGGTCCCCTCTCGACCTTGGCCCAGAACCTCTCCAGATCCGACGGAGACGGTTTCCCGGAGAGTTCGCGGCCCGCGGACTGCCATCTCCTTGGAGGCTTAGTGCCGCGCTTCTTCCAATAATCCTTCAGGTTGTCCGACGGCGTCCCCAAGAACAAGTGAGAGGGCCGCACGCAGGAGGGGTTGTCGCACTTGTGGCAGACGTCCATTCCCTTGGGGATGCGGCTTCTGTGAAGCTCGAACGAAAAGCGATGGGGCGCCACGAATCCGCCCCCAGCCGAGAAGATTCCGTATCGCTTATTCCCATCCCTCGCCCCAGTCCAGATCCAGCAGGTTTTTGTCTTTCGGACCTTCACCCAAAACCTTTCCTCGGGCGTCATGTGGGTCCGATCGCCAGCCACGATCAAGGCGAGGTGTTTCGGGTTAACGCAGAGGCGGTTTCCGCAGGTCCACCACAGGGTCTTTCCGGCCGGGATCTCGCGTCCGGCCAACAGCCACGACGTTCGGTGTGCCGAGACCGGACTTCCGTGTTGGCCCTGGATCACTCCGTATCCGCCGGAGACCGCGCCTTTCCAGGGCCAGCAGCCGTCCGTCTTGCGGACTTTCTCCCAGAATCGCTCCAGGAAAGGCTTGTACTGGTTCGGGTAGGCCAAAGAGTTCTCTCCTCGCCTCTAGGGCCATAAGGCCCGACTTTTTACTTGGGCCCCGGCGGAGTTCTATTTAGAAGAAGCCAAGATTTCCCTTCCCGGCCCGAGGTCCTCACCAATGAGTATATCTCATGGGGGCCGGCATGGAAAGTGATTTTGTCCGGATTCGCCGAAACGACGTCGATCGCCCTGCGGTCGGCCACCTCAACTCCGCCGGCCCCGTAGCCCTTCAGAATCACCCCCGACCAGTCCATGTACGAGATCGAGTGGGTGGGTTGCCGGATCGCGAGCACTTTTTCGCCCGGTTTCGGCCACTTCCGGAGCGCCCAGGAGTGGGCGTGGCCTTCCAGGGGGTCTCCGACTCTCAAGTCGAGGTGCAGGCCGGCCCTAGAAGCCTCATGTTTTTGGACGGACAGCTCCCACTTCTCGGGTTTCGGGATCAGGCGGATGGGGTGGGTCACCTTCTTCTGGGGGATCCCTATGATCTCCTCGCCCTTGGAGGCGTAGGGTTTGCCTTTGACCGGGTATTCGGGCACGTCATCGTCCCATCGGCATTTCCATGGGCCCGCGGGACTTTAGGATTCTCTTCCAGAGCTCGGGATCTCCGGCCGACCTGAGTTTGGCCTGCAAGGGAGCCACCAAGGAGGTGCTGATGATGTTGAGCCGAGAGGCGTTCTTCTTGAGTTCTTCGACGAATCCCCTGACGAAAGGGCTCACCCTATTCCTCGTGCTTCTTCTTCATGAGGTAGGCCGCGCCGAGGGCGCCCGCGCCGCCCGCGGCGGCGAGACCCTTCCAGCCGAAGCCCTTCTTGGCCACTTCCGCGGCGGCCTCGGCCGCCGGCTTCGCCCCAAAGAGGGGTTTCCCGCCCTGGAGGGCGCGGAGGCCCTTGACGGTGCCTAGCCCAGCCAGGAGTCCTGCTCCGGCAACCCCGGCCGCGAGCGCCGGATGAGCCATTGCCATTGCCGGGACGGCGGCGAGCGTGTCCCAGATGCCCTGCTTCTGGAATTCGTCCTGGACGCCCTTCCAGAAGGGGTGCAGTTCCTGGCTCATCAGAAGCTCCTCACGTATTCCTGGATCGCGGCCATTTTGGCGAGGTGGACCCCCGTAGGGGTCTCCGCGTAGAGACCCTCCGGGGAGCCCTTGGATTCCTCCCAGCGGCGCCGGATGTCGTCCTTCAGGTGCTGTCCCACCACGGGGCGGCAGAGCTCGTCCAGGTGCCCCTGGGCGACGTCCAGGGGCTCCGGCAGGACCACTAGGCCGTCCTGGTAGGCGACCACCGCGATGTACCGCAGGACCTCCCCGGAGAACTCCGCCTTGCGGATCTTCGAGGCCTCCTCCAGGGCGTTGGCAATCATCGCCGGGGAGGGGTTCTGGTACTGGTCGAAGAGCGGCGCGTGCCCGTTCAGGGCCATCACGATCTTCTCGAACGCCAGGTGGTCCCTCCAGAAGGCGTTCGTCACGAGGAGGGACTTCGCGGCCTGGATCTTGTCCCTGAAGGGAGCCGCCAGGGTTGCGCCGGTGGTCCTCTTGAGCTCCGACCAGAGGGTCTCCGGCTCCCAGGAGATCCAGTGGGGACCGAGCTTCGCGGTGATCGCCCTGAGGAGGTCGATGGGCTTGGCGTCCAGCTTCACGGACTCCGGCTGGGCCGACTTCTCGCCGTTCCCCGAGAAGAAGATCTCGGAGACGGCGTCGGTGAACCCCAGGTCAGACGGCTTCGGAGGTGGCGTTGTCACGGGCCTGCTCGATGTGGGCCTTGACGAACCGGCGGCTGGCGTTCGGCAGGCCCCAGATCGCGTCGGGGTCCTTTTTCGCCTTGGCGGCGAAGTCCTTCCCGAACATCTTCTCAAGGAGGTCGCCGCTCGAGGAGACGAAGGCCTTGACCTCGTCCTTCGTCGGGAGACTGTCCGGGTGCCCGACGGGGCAGGCTGACATGGCGACCTTCTCCATGAGGACGCCGTAGGGCTCGAGGTCCCGGTCCCACCGGGACGTGAGGTCGAACTGGCGGTCGAAGGTCTCGAGGAGCTGGACGATCTCTTTCGGTTCGAACGTCGCGCGCTTCTCGATGAGCTCGTCGAGGAGGCCCACGGCCTCGGGGTGGTCGGGGACGAGGCGTTTCCTCTGTGCGCACTGCATGAAGAGGGCTTCCTGGTCCACCACGGGGTCCTTGAGGGCGAAGGGCCGGAGGTCCTCGTGGACCTCGAAGCCGAACTTCTCCGCGGCCGGGGCCATCGCGGCGGCGAGCTTCTTCTTCTCCTCGCGGCTGTACTGCTCGCGGTGGGCGACGTACTCCTGCTGGAGGTGCCCCAGGACGTCCTCGGAGCCGGCCGTGGACTCGGCGATCTTGTCCAGGCGGACGTAGTTGCCTTCCAGGGTCGCGTCGACGGCGTACTTCTCGACCGCGGGGAGGGCTTTCATCCCGAAGAGGGTCGACGCCTCCTTGATCTTGGTCGCGGCGGCGACTTTCGCCTCCGGGGGGAGCTTCTCGTGGGTCAGCTCGAAGTAGACGTTGGCCAGGACCGTGTTGGGGAGGTCGTTGACGGGGTACTTCCGGATGGCCTCGCCCTTCTTGGTCAGGAAGACCACCCCGAACTGGGAGTCTTCCAGGACGGGGATGACCGTGGGGTCGCCGATGGGAAGGTGGGCAACCTTCGCGAAGTAGGGGGACGCCGCCAGGGCCTTGAAGCCCAGGTCGTCCACGAAATCCAGCGTCTTTCCGCCAAGGCTAAACATGGCGTTATTCTACCTGATGAGGGCCTCCTCGTTCACCCGATCCTACCGGCTCATTATGCCCCTTTCCAGGTATAAGAACCATGTTCTGGAGCCCAATGTTTCAGTGTCGACCTTTTGGCGGCCTCTGGCGCTGTTTCTGCCCGCCAGCAGGCCTACCCGTCAGGGGATGGCAGAAGGAAAGGAGGGCTGTATCTACGATCCCGACGCCGAGTACGAAAGACTGCTCGGCAGGTAAGGTCGAAGGGCTCGTTTCTAGGACCCCCATTTTCATGGAGGCCTTATGTCTCAAGGCAAGGTTACTCCCACTTTTGCCGAGTACTTCCGTACTCGGCAGTCGGCCGCGTGCGTCTTCTGCGGCCGGCGCCCGGAAGAGGGGAAGAACGGCGAGTTCTTCCCGACCTGCCGGCCCTGCCACCGGCAGGAGCTGGACGCCCTGGCGCAGTTCGCCCAGGGCCACCTGACGTTCGGGCAGTTGAAGGCCGTCCCGGTGACGGCCGCCACCCTGCTGAGCAGGGGCATGGTCGAGAGCCTGGCCAGGAACTTCGAGAGCTGGTCGGGCCACGTCGACCCCCAGCGGCTCCAGGAGTGGATGGACTCCCCCAGCATCCACAGGACGTGGAAGGGGAGCGTCTACGACCAGTTCCTCCGGAAGATGGAACTGGCCGTGAAGGTGATCGACACCGCCCAGAAGGCGGCGGCCCCCGAGCCGGCCGCCCTGCCCGACATCAACGCCCTGGAGCCCGCCCCCGAGGCCCCGGCGGTCGCCGACTCGAAGTCGGCCGACGCGCCGGCCCCCGAGCCGGCCGCGCCCGAGGCGGCCACCGTCGAGGGCACGGTGGTCGTGCCCGACATCAACGCCCTCTCAGAGGGCGAGCTCGAGGCGCTCACCGCGCCCGAGCCGGTCGCGGAGCCCGTCCCCGCCGCGCCCGCGGCGGAGCCCGTCGAGGTCAAGAAGGCCCGCGCGAAGCGGGCCAAGAAGTAACCTCTGAAAATCTGGGCGGGACCTCTAACGGGGTCCCGCCATTCCGCTCCTCGTGCGTCGAGGGGCGAAATGGAAACCCCAGATATTTAAAGTAAGGGGGCGAGAGATCGCCCCCTTTTTTGCCTTAGCGTCAGTCTCCGAGGACTTTTTTTATCGTCGCGTCGGTCTTCTGGAAGACGTCGAGGCTCTTCACGGGGATCGAGACGAGCCCCGTCCTGCGGTTGATCGAGTACTCCGCGCGGAGCGACCCCTTGTCATGGAGGGTCGAGACGTCGAGGCGCACCTGTGACGGTCCCGGGACGCCGAGAGTGGTCATGGGGATCTCTTTCGTGATCTCCCCAAGGACCCGCTTCAGGCGCTCCCTGGCCTTGTTGGTCCCCATCTCCTCCTCGAGCTGCGCCTTGACGTAGAACCCCCGGCCGCCGGAGTAGATCGTGCGGACCCCCTTCACGTCGGGCTCCTGGCGGAGCCGGTGCGCGACGAGCTTGGTGATCTCCTTCGTTTTGTCCCAGGGGACGTTGCCCTTCGGGTCCACGTCCACATACAGGTGGTCCACGTTCTCCCCGTGGACTGGGTGGAACTCGACCGTGTGCTGGCTCACCCAGTTCATGTAGTCCGAAGGGTCGCCGGGGCCCTTGGCGCCCTCCTCGATCACGATCTCTTTCCCTTCGGGGGTCTTCCGGCGGACTACCGGTTCGGCGTGCTGTTGGACCAGCATCACCGGGCGGCCAGAGAGCTGAGGCAGGAGGCGCTTTCTCGTCTTAGGATGCAGATAGTAGTCCTGGATCTGGGATTTGGTGAGCTTCGCGTGTTCGCCCTCGACCAGGACCTCGTCGGGATCTCCCGCCGCGGCCTTGATGAGCTCCGACAGGAAGCCGGCCAGGAACTCGTCCATCAGAGGACCGATTCGCTCACATCAAACCAAAAGCTTGGCGACACGAGCGTCCCCGTGCCGGGGATCTCGAGGACGACCTGCGCGGAGAGCCTCCGGGCGACCTCCGTGTCCGACGCGGTGAGCTTCACGCGCGCCTGGCCCGTGCGCCCGTCGACGACTTCTCCCGTCCGGTCGATGATGAGGACGGGGCTCGCCAGGTTGATCTTCGCCTTGAAGAAGACGGCGGCCCCCGAGATGTCGATCGGGAACCGGCGGTCCGCGTCGTAGACGACGATGTCGATGGCCGGCGTGGACCCCTTCGGCGTGGTCTGGGTCGAGACGTCGACGATGATCGACTCCAGGCAGATGCCGCGCTGCCCCTGGACGCCCGCCCGGACGACGTGGACGTCCTTCTGGATGTCGTTGAGGCGCTCGAAGATGAACCCGCCGATGGTTCTCGGGTCGGGGAAGCTCCCCGCCGGGGCGCTCATGACGGGGTCGGCCCGGTTGATGAGCTCCGTCACCATCGTGTGGATTTCCTGCACCAGGCGCCCGTCCGCGGGCGGCGGCACCACCACGAAGTGGTCCGTGTAGGGCGGGGAGTCCTTCACGATGAAGGTCATGGCCCCGTCGGTGTCCGGAGGGAAGGTCACCGCGGCGAACCAGTTCTGACCGTCCGAATCGAAGGACGGCTGGATGTAGTCCCCGTTGTCCGCCACGAAGGACGTCCCGTTGAACCACTTCCCGTCGAGGTCCCGCTTGAGGCGGAACACCGGGAAGACGGTCGGGGAGGGCGGGACGACGACCCCGAGGGCGTCGTACACTTTCACCTTGAACCGGGTCATCATCCCCGCGAAGGCGTACGGAGCCGTCAGGAACTGCGTGGTGAACCCGACGGGAAGGTTCCGGGGCTGGGAGTTGACCGCCGTGTTGACGACCTGGATCCCGTTCACCGACTTCACGGTGCAGGGCTCCCCGAGGGGGTTCGCCGCCCCGGCTCCGGCCGTGACGGAGAAGCTGCCGTCCGCGTTCGGGACCACCGTCCCCACCGGGACCAGGGGAACCGCGTCCAGGAAGCACTGGACTTCCGTGGCGTCGAAGACGAACCCGGGCCGGCCGGTGAAGGTGATCGACCCGTCCGTCTTGACGTAGACGTCCAGCTTGTTCGGATCCACGACCGGGACGATGGGCACCGGGAGGACGTTGATCCGGGTGAGCTTGACGTGGTGGTACCCGAGGGGGTCCCCCTGGAACGTCCCGATGCTCGTCCCCGCAGTGGTCGAGATCGTCGTCCCGTTCGCGCGGCTCACGATCCGGGTCTTCGTCCCGGCGAAGGCGAACGTGCCGTCGTCCACGAGGACGAGGTCGTTGGCGTTGGTGAAGGTCACGACGTCGATGACGCCTCCGGGCGCGAGCGGCTCGTAGAAGGCGTCGAAGGCGTTGACCGAGATCGACTCGTTGTACCGGAAGATGCCCCCGTGGAGGGTCGCGGCGAAGATGCAGCCGGCGTTGTCCGCGCCCACCGCGACGACCGGGACATCCTCGGCCGCCTCGAGCATGAGCGGAGTGAAGGTCCCCGTGCCCGCGGGCTCGAACTTCACCAGGGCCGGCAGGTACCTCCGGGTCGGGTCGATGAACGCCCCGAACCAGATCGTCCCTGAGAGGGACGAGGCGATCTGGGAGGTGAACATCCCGTCGATGTACCCGGGGATCACGACCGAGAGGTCGAAGCTTCGGTTGAGGACCTTCGTGGCCTTCGGGATCTCGTAGAGGATCCCGCGGGAGGTCGATAGGGCGTACATCGTGAGGCCGCCCGTCTGCGGGACGATGACGTTCGCCGCGGTTCCCAGGACCTCGTTCATGTGGAGACCGATGGACCCGGAGCGGACCTCGATGTTCAGGGTGTCCGAGAAGGTGAGCCAGACGTTGTTGTCGAGGTCCAGGACGGCGTGGTTGGCGTAGACGTAGGTCCCGGTCGTCGGTTCCTGACGGGTCTGTTGGCTCCAGACGAGCGCGTTCAGGGGGTCCCGCTTCTCCAGGATCCCGTCGTCCTTGAGCAGGTAGAAGTTCCCCTGCTCGTCGATCGCCTGCGAAACGATTCTGGCCATGGCCTATCCGATCGTTCCCGTGAGGATGGGGTTCGCCGGGTTGGTCACATCATACACGTAAAGGACGTCCCCGTTCGCCACCGTCATGGTCTTCACGGCCTGGGTGTCGAACTGGCGGGGCCGGCTGAGCACCGTGTTGGGGTTGATGTCCAGTCCTCCCCGGACGTAGAAGAGCCTGGGGTCCACCACGAGTTCGTTGTAGTCGGGCATCAGACGGCGCTCCCCAGGGTCGTGATGGGCTCGATCACGTTGAAGGAGCTGGCGCCGACCACGAAGACGGCGTCCACCAGGTAGATCCGGTTCGGCACCAGGTTGACGTTCGGGAAGATCTTCCGGTGGAGCCCGGTGGTGGACGTCGAGGTCCCCGAGAACTGGATCCGCCCCAACTCGTCCTTGACCGTGAAGGTCGCCGACGTCGCCGGCAGGAGGCCTGAAACGGCGTTCTTGACTCCCGCCACGATGGTCAGGGTGCGGTTGGTCTGGTCGAAGACCGCCTGGCTGAATCCGTTGATGATCGTCGTCGTCCCGGCCCCGGCCGTCTGGAAGCTGATCGGGTCGTCGTAGATGAACGGCGCCGAACCCACGGATTCGTAGATGACGATGACGTCGGAGTCCGTGACGATCGAGGTGCTGTTCCACAGGTAGAAGTAGATCGCCGGGTAGCTCCCCCATTCGGTCAGGGTGACCGTCGGGGTCACGACGGACCCGAACGGCTTGAAGGTGTTGTCCGAGAAGTCGAAGGCGTAGTTCGTCCAGGGCACGATGATCCTGGCGGTGACCACGAGGCCGCTCACGGGGCCCTCGCGGTCGATCGTGAGGATGAGGGGGACCTGGGAGGTTCCTACGGGATATGTTCTCTGGCTCATGTCAGGACCGTCGCATCCGTGTCAACCTTGATCAGGATGTCCGTGGTCGTGAGGGCGATCCCCAGCTCCTGGACCATCTCTCCAGGGTTGACGGGCGCCACCTGGCTGATCCCGCCGGTGGTCGTGGACAGGAAGACCGGCTGGGCCGGGGTGAGGCCGGAGAAACCCGTCATGATCCGGTCCGTCCGGACCCGGACGTTGGCTCCGGCGATCTGGACGGCGAACCCGATGGCCGAGTGCGGAGTCGGCGAGGCGGCCGTCGCCTGGAAGACGGTGTTCGCCGCGCCGACGTAAACCGCGTCCAACAGGTTCACCGCGGGATCGCGCGTCAGGAAGAGGTCGTTGTCGGCGTCGTTCAGTCGGACCGTGGCCATCTACGTTCTCGCTTTCGCTATGGGCGGCCGTTCCAGGTTGGGGTCGAACACCATGCTCTTGATCTGCTGGAAGCTCCAAAGGAGCTTGGAGGCCGAGATCTGGTCGTCGTGGTTGTAGAAGCTCAGGGCCGTCTTTTGGGTGCCGCCTTCGTCGTTGGTGAAGACGAATACGGTCTTGTTGGCCTCGTTCTTCCGGACGTCCGTGATCTTCACCTCTCTGGCGTGGAGGTACGCCGCCAGTTCGATGTCCTTGGTCGCGAACGTCCGTCCGTTGGTTTCACTCATGGCAGATACGTGAAGACCTGGAAAGCAGGCCTCAGCGTGTCGTTGAACACCACGATGGTCTCCTGGCCGGGGGCTACCCCGGTGGCGATCCTGAACTGCCCCGCCCCCGAGACGAGCGCCGTCTGGAGGATGTTGAAGAAGGCCGACCGGTTCGCCTGGCTGAACGACTGGTTGGGCTGCCTGGCGGACAGGAGGACCGCCTCGTTGTCCGCGGGGGTCCCCTTGAGGGCGTTGGTCTCCCCGTCGCGCTTGGTGAAGACCACCGTCTGGACGGTCGAACGGCCGACCGACGTGGCGCTGTCCACCTGGAGGTAGTCCTTGTCGACCAGGTTCGAGGTGGCCAGGTCCACCCTCTTGCCGAAGATGCCCTGGAAGGGCTCCACGTCCCGACTGACGATGGCGTACCCGGCCGGCACCGGGGAAGGGGAATTCATGCCGGCCATCAGGATCCGGCCCGTGGTCGTGTTGTAGAGGACGTTGACGTTCACCATGTCTGGACCTTCATCCTATCACACAACGACCGTTCCGTTCCCCGCTACGATTCAGCCGGAAGCATCCTGAACTTCGGGTGCCCCGAGATCTCCACGAAGAGGTCCTCCGGGGAGGTCGTGTTCCTGTCCATTTTGTCCCACTTCGCGCCCGGCTCCAGGGCCCTGAGGAAGAGGAGGACCAGCTCCGAGCAGATGATCCCGCCCTTGGCCGGGTTCGAGATCTTCAGGCCGAAGAGCCGCCTGAAGACGACCACCGGGATGAACCCGAGGAGCTGGAGCCACCCGTAGTGGACCTCGATCTTCTGGCGGACCTTGGCGATCCCCCGCTCGATCTCCTCGGAGGAGAACCCCACCGGCTCGAAGTAGGCCGTGACGTAGTGGTGGGTGTCGTACTTCTTGGGGAGGTCGATCAGGACCTCGAAGGTCCCGGCCTCCACCACCAGGGGCTCCGGCTCCACCTGGTACATGATGAACGTGTGGCTCCACTTCGACCCCGTGAACCACCGGATGGCCTTGGAGATGAAGTTGCCCTTCTTGGTCGTGAACCCTACCGTTCCTTTCAGCATGAGCTCTTTCCTAATAGAGGTAGGAAAGGTCGCCCCGTACCCGTACAGCGCTATCTGAGGTGTTCTGGTAACCCGTGCGGATGCACCGACCGGCGGGGAGGTTTCCTCCCTTCTCCGTCTCCTCGCCGAAGCTGTAATCGACCCCAGCGACGATCTCGATGGACTCCTGGATGAACCGGCAGACGAGGTTGGCCGCCGCCCCCTGGGCGACATCCGCCTGTAGGGCGGTCATGAGCGTGATCTCGCAGGTGGACATTCCGCCGCCGACGGGGGTCTCGGCTCCGATCCGCTTGATCCGGTACTCCGTCAGTTCCGACCCTCCCTGGTTCAGGGTCTCGTCCGTCACGTTGTCGGTCCCGAACGAGAAGTAGAACCCCTCGTCGATGACGCCCCCCATCGCGGTGGCGCGCAGGATCCCGGTGTTGGAGGCGAGCGTGATGGTGGTCGCCCCGGCCAGCGCGGCTACCGCCACCTGGGCGATCTGGCCGATCATGCACTTCCCGGCGACGATCTTGTCCCCCGTGGAGAGCTCGGACGTGCTGAAGTTCACCTGGAGGATGTCCACCCCCAGGGTGAGTTCCGGCGCGACCCAGTCCTTGTGCCGGGTGGAGTTTGCCGGAACGTCGAACGCGATCTGGACCGCTCCGTAGTGCGCGTTCGTTCCCTGGTCCTGCTTGATGGAGATCGACTCCTCGCTGATCGCGTCGATGACGACGACGTCGGTCCCGGTCGGGGCGGGATCCGTGGAGAGGCGCCACTCGTACGTGAAGCTGGGAGGCACTTCCCCCGGCTTCAGATATCTGTACTCGACGGCTTTCCTGTCCATTTTGGACTCCTATGACGTGGCGTAGAAGTCGGCATCGACGCAGACGACGTAGAGCCGTTGGCCGCTGTTTCGGCGGATCTGGCACTCGATGAGCTTGACCCCGCTCGCGGGGATCGAGCTCAGTGTGGCCGACTTCGTCGTGGCCGATCCCTCGGTGAAGTTGACAGCCCCGAGTTCGACGTTGTCGGTGGCGTTGTAGAGCCGGACATCCCCGTTGGGGCTGCTTCCTGTGACGTAGGCCCTGGCGTGCAGGTCTCCGGCACGGCTTCCGGCCCCGAGGTGGCTGAAGTCCACGAGAATCTTCTGCCGGATCTCGTAGTTGGCGTTGTTGGTGTAGGCCTCCTCCGGGGCGTTGGTCGTACCGGCGTTCGGGATGAAGTGGGCGTCGATCATCCTTCCGGACGCCCCAGATCCGATGTAGGTGTCGACCCGGTTCTTGTCGTCGGCGGACATGACCCCGGCGACCGACGCCGTCGCCGTGGCGTCGACCTGGATGGCGATGTCCAGGGTCGTCGCGGACCGGGCCACCCCGACCATCTGGATCTCGCCGGAGGTCGGACGAGTGGCTGTGATCTCTCCGGCGGACGACTGGGAGAGGCAGTAAGCGGCCCCAGGCGTCAGGCTCGAGAACCCGTCGAGAATGCCCAGCGAGCAGACAACAACCTCCTCGTTGTTGCCCACGGCGTACGTGGTGAACCCGGCGACCCTCTTGCGAGACCCGTCGGCGATCGCCAATTCGACTTTGTTTCCGGCCGAGCTGTGACAGACCGCCTTCCGGTCCCCGAGGGCCCCGGACGACGTCGTCAGGAAGTCACACTCGGCCGTCCTCATAGCACCTCATGCTCCGCGGAGACGACGATCTGCGAAACGCCCACGGCTACGGTATCGCCCGGTTTGTCGATGACGAAATAAAGCGCGTCCGAGTTGGCTAGGATTCCTGACTTCGAGGGGTTGGCCCCATCCGACACGAGCTGCTGCCGAATGTGGTACGTGTTGCTTCCGGGGTTCCCGTCCACGGTGTTGCTCATCTGAACCACGGCCAGCTCGTACAGCAGGCCGTCCGCGGCGTGGTACTTCATCAGCCGGACCCTGATGCTGTAGTTGTTCCCGGCGTCGACCTTGAAGCTTGCCCTGAGGCGCAGCATATTCCGGCTGACGCTGAATATGAGGCCGCGGGCGGTCGCTCCTCCGTCGCCGTGGATCTTGATGACGCTGTTCGGGGTCGACTGGATGACCGTCTCCAGGAAGTCCTTCCTGGAGTTATCCATGCCATCCTTGTCGTTGGGAGTCACGATCCCCGCGATGTCAACGGTTGCCGGGAAATGGCTCACGAGTACTGGACCTCCACGATGACGCTGACGTCCTGAGGATTCCCGCCCTCGGCCTGGTCCACGTCCACCTGGAACTGGTCGTTCTGGGCGAAGGCCGTGACGTCCATGTTCGTGTGGGCGTCGATGGCGTTGTTGCCCGCGCCGAAGGCCACCGTGGGCCGGTTGGCCTGAGTCGTGAAGACGGTCACTTGGTTCTTGTTCACGTCCACAATCGTCGAGCTGCCCGTCCCGGCCACGCGACGGTGGAGCGTGATCCGGAGGATGGTCCCGGCCTGCGGGGCGACCCACGCGCCATCCAGGAACGTCTGCGCGACGACCTTTCCGGTTCCGACCCACCGCGGGGTGTCCTTGGAGGACGCCGCCGACAGGTTGTCGAGCTTCGTCTTGTCGGTGGCCGACATGAAACCGGGCGTGACCGTGGTGGCCGCCGAATGCAGGGTCCCGCCGGAGCGACTCCCGTGCTGGGTATCGCTGATGGTCCCAGTGTGGTTGTCCGAGTCGAGAGCGTGTTCTCGTTCGTGCAAAGTTTACCCCTACATCTGAACGGAGTCCACGTTGAGGGCCGCCCGGTACCACACCCACCAGGACTTCGAGTTCGTGGTGGTACGGTAGAACCCGTAGTCCCCCGCCACCCAGCCCAAGCCGGTCAGGACCGCCTCGGTCGGGACGTTGTTGGCGGCGTCCACGACTGGCGCCTTCATCTTCGCCAGCTCCGTGTGCTGGGCCGACGTGAAGTGGTAGTACTGGCCCGGCGTGCCTCCGTCGAGCCCGGAAAGGCTGTTGTGCGGGACGGCCGACCCCATCACGACCCAGTTGCCGGGGACGGTGTCGAAGATGTACATCTGGTTCTCGTAGATCGACCCCTCGCCGACGACGGCGGCCTGGTCGCCATCGTTGGGGGCCGTGAAGGACCAGCCGATCGCCGTCTTCTGGGCGATCTTAGTCCCCTGCCCGGCGAAGGAACCGGCCGCCCCGGCTGTCTTGACGATGGCCCGGGTCCCGGTCGGGACTACGCCGCCGACCTGGGTAACGATGACCGTCCAGACGTCCGGACCGGTGGAGGTGAGCTCCACGAGGTCGCCGTTGGTGTAGCCGCCGCCCCAGTTGTTCACCACCCAGGCGTCCCCCTGCGCCTGCCCGGCGGGGGGAGCCCCGGCCTGCGCCGCGTCGCTCTTCAGGTTCCTGACCGACACGGGCGCGCGGTGCCCGGTCACGAGGCTGTCCACGTAGTTCTTGTTGACGGCCGCGGCGCCGGATCCCACGTTGTCGGCGACGAGGACGTCGCCGGAGAGGTCGCGCTGAACGATCGTGCTTCCAGCGGCAGCGGTCCCGTACGAGACCTCCGTGACGGCCGGGGCGGCGCTCGTCCCGAGAAGGGTGCTGGCGGTTCCTGCGGTATGGTCCGACGTGCTGTTCAGCGCGTGGTCTTTTGCGTGTGCCATAAGGTCTCCTAAGGCAACGGATTCAGCTCAACCGCGTACATGGTGCCGCCCCTGTTGCGGACCTGCCACATTTCGGAAAGATTCGTATCCCACCAGAACCCCCACTTCCCGTCGGGGATCTGGATGATGGTCGGCTTGGCGCCCTGCTCGAACTTCCCCACGTAGTCGCTCGCCGGGCTCACGAACGTCACGTCCAGGCGGTCCGCGCCGACGTTGTCGGCGACCGTCACGTCCGCGCCGATGAAGTTGATCTTCGGGCGGAACCCCACGGCGACGCCTTCCTCCTGGCCCTCGAGGAGGAGGCGGTGGACGTGGTCCGCGCGGGCCAGCTTCGTGCTGGCTCCGCCGTTGTTGGCGGTGCCCGTCGGCTGGATGTCGGCGGTCAGGCCTGTGTTGACGGGGTGCTCGTGATCGGACAGGGAGACCTTGGTGGTCGTCCCGGGCGATCCGGTATCCCCGGCGTCGATCTGAGCGGGGTTGGCGACCGTCTCGGCCTGGTAGAGCTGTTCCGGCTTGGTGAACAGCGCGTTCAAGACTAGGGGCGCATCCACACAGGTGCGAACCTCGGGTATTGACCACGGATGCCACCCTGGATTCGCTAGGGATTTCCGAATGACGAGTTCTGCCGTGTGCGGCCCACTGACCAGGTCGAGCGCATAGTTTGCGTTCAGGCAGTCTTCGCCGAACGAGTCCAGGTTCCCGGCCCCGCTTCCGGGATAATCGGTCCCATCAACCCGAAGGCCGATCTCGACGCCGGTCCATCCGCCGCCGGACGCTCCAGTGCCAGTCCCGGTCCCGGAGAAGAACACCGTCTGGTTGACCGGAAGGGTGAAGCTGATTTGAGATCCAGGAACGGGGACAAAAGTTTGATAGTTCGGAATTCCGGGATGGATGTATGTTGTTCTCGGGGGACCCGCGACGACGCTCTGAAGTTTCGTGAGCGACCCGACGCCGTAGACCGGATCCATCCAGGCGGCGGAGATCCGGGTCGGGGAAAGGGCGGACGAATTCAGCGCCGCCGGGGCGAGCCCGCCGCTCTTGAACACGACTTCCGCCGTGTGCGGGCCCGACACGAGAGGAATCGCGAAAGTGCAGGAGACCCCTCCGATGTCCGGAACCGCGGCGTTGTGGCATCTCGTCCCCGCGTAGTCGGTTGCGCCGTCCACGCGAATTCCGACCACGGTGTCGAACACCTCCGGAGTGGAGCCGTAGGCGGCCAGGAAAACTGTGGCGTCGTTCTGGAGCGTGAAGCTGATCAGGGTCGCCCCGGGGGCGCCCACGGGAACGAAGGCGAGGGACGGAGTGACGTCGGGTCCGGCGACCCGCGCGCTGGTCGCGGACTGGAGGATCGAGGCCCCGCCTCCCCCGGAAGTGAATGGGACCTGGTTTGCCGCAAGCCGTTTTTCCGCCATGTCTTACTCGATCTTGAACCCGCCGCCCGCGCCGGGGACCACGTTGATGGGGTAGAACGTATTGTTCGCCACGTTGTAGCCCACGATCATCACCGGCCGGACGTCCTGCTCGAGGAGCTGTTCCAGGGACCATCCCTTGATCGTGGAAGGCGTCACGGTCAGGGCAGGGCTCGCCGCGCCCATGAGGTCCTGCTCCTGGTTCCCGATCATCGCCACCGCGCGGAGGTAGAACGGCCGAGTCGGGGTGATCAGGAAGAGGTCCGCGTAACGGAGCGGACCCAGGGCGATGACGCCCACCCCCGGGTTCGCGACCACGGTGACCAGCCGGTACGCGCCCTTCACCTCCGCGTTCTGGGCGCAGTAGAGCCGGTAGGACGTGATCCCCGTGCCGGCCGCGTCGGCCGGGATGGTCCCGGACCAGATCGCGTTGGCGTTCGAGACCTGCGTGATGAGCGGCATGACTATTCTCCCTTGATTCCGACTTTATAACCCCTCCACGCGGCCGTCGCCACGGCCCCGTAGATCACCGTCGACTTCATGAGCGCCCAGTCCAACTTCGTCCCCTGGGACAGGAAGCACAGCGCGAAGGCCACCATGAACGGCACCAGAAAGTAGAGCCGGGCGAACTTGTCGTCCCAGGTCCACTCCTTGAGCTTCTCCTTGACCATGTTGGTGGCATGGCTCACGGCCGTCACCATCATGACGTCCAGCCCAAGGCCGCCCAGGACCCCGGTCAGGTCGAAGCCGTCCACAACAAAAACCTTACACAGAATGTAAGTTTATTGCGCCCCTACACCGGGGGCGCCCCCGGATCGGGTGGTTGTCCAGGATCTGCCGGAGGAGCCGGATCCCCGCCTCCGTTTCCATTCGCGGGTTTCTTTTTCACCACGGCCCCCACGCCCTTCGAGGCACCCCAGAGGGCCAGGAGGGCCGCCAGGGAGAATCCGACGTTCTTCCCGGTTTTCCCAATGTCGTCCTTGGACATCTCTCCGGAAGCGATCTTCTTGGCCAGCTCCGTCGTCACGAAGAATCCGACTGAGGACAGCTCCGAGGGACTCAATTTCCCGTCGCCGTCGGAGTCGAACTTCTTCCAGGTGATCTTGCTCTCGACGCCGGTCACGGGGTCCTTCGTGGAGAAGATCGAGAGTTGCTGGTCCAGTTCGTCCAGCTTCCTCTTCTCCAGCTCGGCGATCTTCGCCTCGGCGACCTCCGCGGCCTTCTGGGCGGCGGCCGTCAGGATCTTGGCCCCCTCCGCCTTGACGTAGGTGCCGACCTCATCCATCAGCTCCTTGCGCTGTGTGGCCGTGCATCCGTAGCTAAAGAAAGTGGTCAAGACCAGCAGGATCGGAATCCCCAGCGCCTTCAGTCTGTCCTTCATCGACTGCCTCCTTTTTCTTATCCGGAAACGACTTCATGAAGCCGACGGACACCTTGAGGTGTACGTCGGCGATATATCCGAGGATTCCTCCAAGGCCGAAATCTAAGTCGGCCCCGAACTTGTCGGACCGAGCCGCGATCGCGCAACCCCCGAGGGTCGCGGACATCCATAGTACCATGGCGACCAAGACACGTTCAGGCATCCCTAGACGAACCTCACCATCAGACTTCCCGAAACCAGGTTCCCGGCCTGATCCACGACCTTTAGGGTGATCGTCCCGATCATCGTCGTGGGGCCAACGGAGATTCTTCCGATCCCGTCCACAAGGGACGTGATGTGGGGATTCGCCGCGATCATCTGGGAGGGCTGTATGCGAACGACCTCGGACCCGGGAACCGTGACGCCCCCCCAGTCCTTTTTGTAGATGGTGATGCTGTGCGTGTCCTGGCCGTCCCCAAAGGCTTCCGGAATGCCGTCCGTTCCGACGGGTTTATCCGACGCCATTGTCAGCTTATTAGGATCCACGTAGGCGTTGACCGCCGATGACGGATCTCCTTGTTCGGAGACCGTCACCCAGACTTTTGGGGTCTCCCCGCACGAACTGATTACGCCCGCCGACGGAAATCCGGATGCCGCCAGCGTGGATCTGAGGCGATCCGGGCAGTAGACCAGCTTCTGATACTCGTAGGTCGTCATTTGTAAAGCACCGCCATAACAAGGGGGCTCGCGGGATCCGCCGAGATCGCCGCCGTGGCTCCAGCCGCATTAATGGTCAGCCTAAGCTTGATGGTGTGGGGAGCAAGCGAAAGCCCCGTCAGCGGATAGGAAAAGTTCAGACTTCCACCGGCCGCCCGCGTGACCGTATCGAAAAAGTCTCCCCAGTATGCCATCCCTGCGTACTCGTACGTCGCCGGGATCCCGGTCGCGAAACCTCCGCCTGTCGTCGGCCCGATCGACGTTCCCACGCAGAGGTCCGTTCCGTCCAGCATGAGGGATATGTTGGCCACCCTGAAGCTGGAGTCTATAGCGCAGTTCGCCACCACATAAACCATGGCGTCCGGGTAGGCCGGGGTGAACGTGATTGAGTTTGGGGGAGGGGCATCCAGCCAGATTCCCGACGGGGTCG